TAGTTCCCATTATTCAGCAGCTTTAGACGCTGCAAGCTTTTCCAATAATTCGGTAAATACCGCTTTTACTTCATCGTCGCTGATTTTGTTTTCACCAACGGCACGAGCGTTTTCCTCAAATCCAGCTTTAAGAGCGGCAATATCCGCAGCCATTGTTTCATCGGAAGGCGTGCCTACAGCAATGCGGTTAATTAATGCACGGGCATTTTCAAGAAATTCACTCATGGGGTTTCTCCTAGTTGGGGTTGTGATTTTTACTTACGCCAAACGAACCATAAAAGCAAGCCCATACTTAACAATATAACGCCACTTGTAACATATGCGTTTAGGATTTCCCCTTGATAATAAACCGAATCACCTGTAAAGTAATTGCCCCAATCGACCTTATTTGAATTCCAATCATTCATATAAACCCCCTATTTTGTTACGCCTTTGTACTTCTCAAACGAACGCATACCGCCTATGCCAAGCATACCAAGCAAAACCGTATTAAGTGCGTCCATGTCAAACGCGGGAAGAACTACAACCTGCCCACGAGTAGCCATAATGTAGCTAATCAGTGGTTGCAGAATAAAATGATAAGCAAACGCCACGCCACAAACCCAGCCGATAAACGGTCTCCAACCAGCAACAAAAAGGCTTGCGCTTTTAGCTTCCTCTGCGTTAATCGCAAGCTGGCCTTTAGCAAGCTCTGTTTCCGCTGTAAGTACGGCAAGTTCACCTGTTTGCCTTAGCCTTTCAAGTTCAAGCATTCCAGCAGCTTTAGCAGCGGGGTCTGGCCAGATTTTATCTGCAATCTTGCCAATGAAATTCAATCCCAAGCTAATCGGGTCAAGCATCATACAAACACCTTTGTTCCTGATTTATCTATAATAAGGGCTTGCAACCGCGGCCTTAGTGTATCTAGTGGCGGGATTGAAATATGCACCCAAGCGGAATATTCGGCTATCACTTGGTCATATTGTAGATTCGAGTCCACTATCGTTCGAACTATATCATCTATGGTATACCCCCTGATAGTGAAGTCAGCGGCTAGGCCAGATAGGTGCTGGCTATTCTTAGCCCCGCCAACCAATTCATTAACTTGCTCGTTCCTGTAACCGGAGCTTATATTAATAGGAGCATCAAACAACAGCCTTACCTGCTCTAGGAATTTTGCTAGTCTCTTGAGGTTTGCAAGTATTGCTGGGGTGGGGTGATTATTAATACCGCGTCTCGCCGCAATCTGGCTTCTCGTTAATTCTTCGAGAGTAAAGTGCGGGGTTAGGTTCATATCAACGCCCTTGTTGTGTCAACCTGCCCCAACTCAACCAAGTTCATGTTTATAAGTTTATCCATCAGCATATCCTTTGATACGTGCCAATACGCGCCAAGCCAGAAAGAGGCGGCAAAATAAACTAGAAGAATGAATACGCACGATATGTTTATGGCGTAGTTGTATGTGTTGCGTGCAAGTGTCATTGGGCTACCCCTGCCTTTGCTTTGATAAATGCCTGAACGGCTGCGTAGATAAAAGGAAAGTTGTCGGAAGCCCATGAACCTATACCAGTGAGTGCGCCAGATACCACAACCGCCACAGTCGAGCATCTCAGAACAATTTTGCCCTGCCGCCATACTTTGCGCTGCTCCTCTTGTTTGGCTTTGTCTACCCATTTTTGAATCTCCTCTAGCTCTTTCTTAGAAATCATTGATGTGCTCCCACCAGTATTTGAGTTTATGGGTGTAGGTTTTCCATACCCAATATGCCGTCCCTATGGTGAGTGTATAAGCCAATGTCCCAAACCCTAACCAGAAATAACCACGCTCAACTATCTTTGCTGCAATCAAGAAATCAGCGTATAGTTTTGTGCGCCACTTTCTAAGCACATAAAGTGCGTCATGCTCAAAGCACAAGTCAGCAAAGCGAGATTCAAACCACTTGCGAAATCCTAATATCTTTGGTGCTGAACAACTCATATAAGCACCGCCTTCGTTGCCTCAAGTTCTGCATCCAGTTCGGCCTGCTTTAATTCGCGGTATGCTTCAAGCGTATCCTCAAGAAGGTTTTTAGCCCAATACTTACGGCAAGCTTCAAATAAGTCATCAGGGTTAGCTTGCGTTTCTATGGTTTGATTGCCATCTCCAGCGGTCACAACCACCTGAATCTCGGGTGTCCACTTTACCTTTTTCGTAGCATAGAGCTCAACCATGCCAGCCTCAATCCCAGCTTTCGGAATAGAGCATGTAAATGTGATTAATGCCCGAGCAGGGTCATTGGGGTCATCATCTACCCAGCCCAACGCTTTATAATCATCAAATTTGCTCATAACTCCCCCTAGTATAAATTGTTGACCGTTCCACCCGCGTCTTTATAGACAAGCTTGGAAGCGGTTGTTGAATAGTAAACAGTGTTGTTTGCTGCGGATGCGTCAGTCATTGATGCAGGAACCCACCCGCCAGTGGCATTAATCGAGGTTAGACTAGTGCCGCCGCTATTTCTTACATCAAGCGCATTGCCCGTGTGCGAAGCTAATAGGTTTATGCGCAGAACGTTATTGGTGGTTGAACCAGCATTAGCCTCTATGCCAGTGTTGTTAAAAACAAATCGTTGCGCGGATGATACGCCCATATACGTACCAAATGCAGTTACACGAAACGCCGTTGGGCTTTGAAATTCTGACGCAGCGGTAACAATACCAGTACTTCCTATGGTTAAAAGAGAAGATGCAGCATTATTATAAAACTTATATCCACCGCCACTACCCACCGTGTGCCACATAAAGCCAGACTCAACACCCATAGCGTAATCAGCAATACCTACCGACCCCATGGTTCCTGAAAGCTGAATTTTCTGACCTAGAGAGCCGTTGCTCGGGATAGCCGTGCCATTAGCACCAAAGAATACCTGATTAGATGAGGCACCGTTTAATCTGATGGTTCCTGATGCGGTTAGTATTCCTGTAACGTTAGCTGTACTACCAAATGATGCCGCACCACTTGCGGTAAGGGTTGTTACTATTGTTGCAGCCGCAGAAAGCGTACTGGTAAATTGTACCGTACCCGTGGCGATGATTTGCCCCGCTCGCAAAATTCCCGAGCTATCTATCCTAAAAAGTGTTGTATCCGTATAGTTTCTAACGCGGAAATAATCTGTAGCAAACGCACCATTTGAGGATTTAATGTCCAGCACGCGTGTGGTTGGAAAGTCAACGTTCGTTATGGCTAGTTTTTGTACCGCCCCGTTAATGTCAATCGATTCCCTGCTGGGGTCTACACGAAAAATAACCCCACCCGTAGATGACTTCACCACAAGGTTTGTATCCTCAGCCAATAATTCTTGAACGCTATGCGTTCCTTCTGATGGTGAGCCTGTAATGTTGTTTACGCTATCATCAACATATTCTGTTGGGCTTGGGTTGGTTGCAAGGTATTGGATTGTTTGCGAGCCATTTAAGGTAACGAATACCCTATATCCATCCGCCCCTGATGGAACGGGGTCGTCCATTGTGACAAGAGCGTTATATGTGTGGTCGTCCATCCCATCATCGCTGTAGCTGGACGATATAAAAGTGTCAGAGTATACAACGTAGTCACCGTATTGTTTATAGGTATAAATTGAAAAAGAAAAAGTATTACCGTTATTTTGGTATGCACCAGTTCCAATATCGGTTTCAGTAACACTAACAGAACCCGTTGGATTTGGAACGGTTACAAATTCACTTAAAACATGCACCCGCGCATCAGGTGCATCTGTGCCTATGCCTAAGCGAGTATTGGTTTTGTCGTAGAAAAGTTTTGTTGGGTCAGAATCAAGGCCGCTTGCACCAGAAAAAAGAACCTCACCAGCGGTTGCCCCATCCAAAACAAGTGCAGCGTTCCAATCACTTGGTAATACCACTTCTGAAAGCGTTGTTCCACTAGGGGGCAACGGCGGCGCACCACCCGCAATAATGTCATCCAACTGTGGTTGAGTCCAATCGGTGATAGTGTTAGTTTTAGCGTGTTTTATCTCAACCGTCATCTTCTGCGCCTACGGAATAACGCACCCGCACCCCCTGCGCCTACTCCACCTAAGCCCATGCCAAGCATAACGCCACGATAAAGCGCAAATGTGGCTTCTGCAAAATCAGTTGGACCAGCAGCTTTTACGTGGCTTGTATCCACCGTTGAAGTGCTAAATGGATTGAAGTGCGTACCATCAATAAATATACTGCTTGATACGGTTGGATTAAGGCAGCGATTATCATTTCCCCAATCGAATATACCCGTAGCGTAAGTATCCCAATTTGCACGTATCTTTGTGTTAATCTGGTCAATAGCAAGATTGAAGTTGGTTTGGTCGTGCGCATTTTGCCACAATGCAAACCCAGCACCTGCATCCGCACGCCTTGCATCCGTTACCACAATAACATCCGCACCCGCATTGATACATGCAGCACAATACGTATTAATCTGGCCTTCAATAAAATCACCAACCTGTGATGGAGTATCAGAAGGATTGCTTAAAGAACGTGCATTAATACCATTACCTGCACCCCACTGAACAACCTTAACGTTGCCACCAGCAGCCAAAGCCGCTGTAATACGCGCTATTACCTCTGTTGCTTGGTCGGCGAGTTCATCACCTACCGTTTGGCCAGATGCAGCAACATCATAAATCGCTGCCGTTGTACCAAGTCGTTGTTGTAACAAAACAGGCCATACAAAAATGTTTGAGCTTGCAACCGATGTTGTGGTGTTCCCGCTGCGATAATCACTACGAGAATCACCGTCAATGATTATAACGTTTGGAGACACCACCGTCTGAAACGTTGCGTTGCTAAAGCCAGAAGCAGCCCCACCACCAACCGCCGTAATCGTTCGAGTTCCAGACGCGTTACCTGTGTAGGTGAATGTTGAGGATGTCGTTCCTGCGGTAAGCGTCAGAACGCTGCCAGATACGTTTGCACCCCCAAATGTGCCTGTTGCAGCATCGTCAGATAGAGTAAATGTTGCGGAGGAGCCTAGCGTTGCGCCTCCTGGCGACAAAGATAGTATGAACACGCCTGCATCCGTACCGCCCACAAGGCTACGAACCGAGTAATCCGTTGGGGTTACAAGCCCTACCCCTGTCACTGCTGGCCCCGCTATGCTTGCGCCTGTTGCCGGAGCACTGCCTGTGTCACCGTTAAACTGGCTCAAGGTAATGCCTGTTTGCGACCCTGCGGTTCCCACGCTGTTTCCCTCTAAAGACCACCCTACAGGGTATAGATTGCCTGAGCCATAAGTTGTGGTAAAATTCAATGGGTATGAAATCGGCGTTCCGTTTACAATTAATGTAGGCGTGAAGCCTGTTGTTGATGGATTCGTACCAGAAAGAGTATATTGAATTGTATGCTCAACATATGTGCCAGCAGAGCCACCAAATGTAAATCTGCCAGGGTCTGAAAGACTTGCAGAACCTGAAACCACGGCTGTTTCAACGTTGCTGCCTACTGGAAGGCCGCCTATTTGGTTTACAATATACCAATTCCCAGCGGTAAAGCTACCACTTGTGATGAAATAATAACGTAGCTGGAAATAGCGGTGAATCGTCAAACCAATGTAGGTTGTAACGCCCGTGGTGTACATCCTGAACTTAGCAGTAACCGTATCTGTTTGCACAGCTCCGGGATTGTCGGTATAAACAAAGGGGGCGGTTCCTACGCCAGAAGTCTTTCTGTAAGCTTGTCCATCTATTACTTCAGTAATACCCCATATGGTTAGTGCTCCGCTAGAAACTTCTAGCGTTGAGCCGCTATCGCATGTGCGCGTGCCAGTCGCCCCAGTTCCCGATAGGATTGTACCGTCTGCGTCACTAAATGTATCTACTACCGGCCATGCCATAAATTACTCCTAAAAAATTAAGGTGCTTTGTTTCCATTTAAGGCAACGGTTATAGAAGCACTGGTTCCACCCGATGTTTTCGGGCGAACCCAGAGAGGATTTTCAGATACCAAACGTCCACCATCGGCCGTTAGACTGATAGATGTTCCTGTTCCATCCGTGAGGTTAAACCACTTAGAGCTTGCATACGAGGTGCTTGATGGGTCAGCGCGAGAATCATTTGACCCTTCTAATGTCACAGTGCTACCGCCCCAAGCATCACTATAAAAATGAACGGTTTTATCCGAATAACGAGCCATTTTAATAGGAATGCCCGTATCATCCCCGTCCAATCCTGACCAAACATATATCAATTGTGTTGATATATCGGTGCTAAACGTATTTGGCTGTCTTGGTGTATCTGCCATAAAAAATCCTTTCTAATTGTTACCTTCTAAAATCTTCCCAACCGCGAGTTACTAGGCGGCCAGTATTTGCAGAGCTTGAGCGGATGTAAATCTGCCCTGAAGTGTTTGAAATCGCATCAACAATACCAGCAACGCTTGCGCCGTCATTGCCACCGTCAAACAAAGGCAGAGCGGTATTTGAGGGTGCGCCGCCGTCTGGTTCATCTGGCGATGTAAGGGTCACAAACATGCCCGAAGTTGCGCCAGTAAATCTTGCTATCGGCTTAACCTTAATATCGGTTGGAATGGATAAAGTTGTAAGTGTGCGAGACGTGGAAAGCGTAGTGTTTACGTCAAGAACTGGAGTTCCTAGGTAACAAACCAATGCACCACCAGAAACTTCTACAGCGGTGTAAGGTAATGGTGCGCCAGAGCCGTTAGTGTTAAAAGAAGCAATGCGGCGATATGTACTATATCCACTTGGAAGGGTAGGCGTTAGGCCATTATGAGCAAAAGAGGCTGTGCCATTGGTTCCTGTCATTATGAACAAATGGATTGTGTCGTTGTTTGGTAGAGTGGTTCCACCTTGATATCCATTCGCTGCGCTGCCGTTGCTTACAGCCCATGAGGTTGTACTAGCCTTCGTAATTGCAACGGCATTTGTTGAATCAGTCGCCTGTCCAGCGGAAAGCGTCAGGCTTGCTGTTGTGTTTGTTCCAGCAATAGAGGATGGGATAAATCCAGCTATCGCGCTGTAAGCTGGAGCAAGCCCAAGCATTGTTTGCACTTGCGCTACCGTAAGAGCAGAAGGCGTAGCAGCTGAACCCGTATTGTTCCCAACCAAAGTATTTGCCGCAATGGTGCCAAGCACTGAAAGACCAGCCGAGGTGTTAAATGGGGTAACGTTATCAACAGTGCGAATGGTAACATCCGCGCTCGTCTTTACGATAAATTTATATGCTGCAGAGTTATCTAACCAAATATCGGCACGTCCAGCACTATCAAGGATTACAGGGTTTGCGTTAGCAGTTAACCCGCCTTGGTCAGTGTATGTTGCGCGGGGGGTGAGCGTTCCTGCGGAGTAAGAGAATATCTTACCGCCTGATAACGGATTGCCGTTGTCATCGTAGAATACTGCATAAGGTGGGGTTGAAAGTACTACAGCCATAAATCTATCCCTTGTGTCAGTGCCGAGAGTGTAGCACTATTGGTGGTTGTTAGCTAGTTATTTTATCAAAAAGGTATGTCTTGTTCATCAATGGCTTTTTTAATTTCTTTAATAAGTTTGGCTTTGCTTTTTCCATTGGTATCTATTCCCATTCTTGATGCTTGATATTCGATATATACGGGGTCTGATTGCAGGGCTTGCTTGCCTCTTTCGGCTTTATCAAGCAAAGTATCTGGGTCTGTATATATTTTGTTGCCACGATTGCTGTTATCAATTGCATCTAACAAATCATTAACAGTGTCATAATTTCCATAGCCTTCTTCAACTAAAGTTTCGCGGATTCTGTCAAGCGATTTTCCCTTGGAATTAGCCAAAGATTTTGCGTCAAGCATATCAAGTTCAGCTTTGAAATCATTTACCCCCCCAAGCTGCTTAATTCTAGTTTGAAGCTCAACTTTTGCACCGCCATTTTGCATTGCGGATTTTCTTTTTGCTTCTTGGAAAATCTCATTCAACGCGGCCTTTTGTTCGGCAGGAGGCATTTTCACCACATCCCTAAAAGAAGGAATTCCAATATAGTTGTATGGTACATCTCCGTAATCATAGGGTGTATTGGGTGATGGTTTAGTGCTCACACCTCGCATCATCGCTTCACGTGCGGAAGCTACTTGCGATTCCGTCATTGGTGCGCGATAATCAGGAGCAGGAAGTAAGCGTTGCGGAGGCGGTGGTTCGGCTGGACGAGCTTCTCTTAATGGCCTATTCAATACTGTTTCGAGTGCTTTTTGAGCATCGCCACGCGCAGCCAGTTTACGAGTATATTTAGCCACACTTCCTACCGCCACCGCAGGAGCGGCAGCAGGGAACAATACAGAGCCACCAGCCGCGCCAACGGTTGCTGCAAACGTCGGCAATACACCGCCGCTTCCATCAATCCCAAACCTTCCGATAAATTTCTCTATTGCTTGCCCTCCAGTGTTTTTAGAGGCATTTTTGAAAGCTGCAATCTCTTCGCTAGATAATCCGCGCAGGTTTTTGTCATCCTGCACAAATTTAGTAAATGCTTTTCTAATTGCGTTATCGTTTCCATTGGCCTTTTCAATCATATCCGCAATTTTCTCAACGGTAAATGTACGAGCGGCAACTGACCTTGCACGGTCTAATGCGTCAATGGCTTGTATGCTTCCATTCGCCAAATCACCGCCTTTTATATTTTGCAAATGTTCGTTTAGAAGCTCTCTTAATTGAGCTGCCGCCATCCTATCTTCTGGAGCCGTAGCCCTGCCCAAAAGCCTTCTAAATTGGTCTAGCTTCCCTAAGCTAATTTGTCCAACTCCGCCCACATCGCTGTCAACATTGCCCTTAAGAACCCGCAAGGCCGCTAATGTTTTTGGCTGAAATTCTGGGTCTAAATCTGTTTCCTGTAGCTTTGTTCCTATTTTATTTAACAATGAGTTTGTAGACGTTGAGTTTACAACCGTGCCTGTTTTATCAACCGCGCTATATGCTTGCGTGACTTTATCCCCTTCACTCTCGACAAGTGCTTTTAAGTCATCACCTGATAAAGCCTTGAAACCTTTTACTCTTTGCCCTACAGCATCTGGTGCACCCAAAAGCGCAGCATTTGTTGACACGCCAGAACCAGTATCGCCCAAAATTGACGGCGCATTTGCGGATATATTCTCAAATTTCTTTACAGCTTCAATCCCTTGTTGTGTTGCTTGTGTAGCAAGATTGCCACCTTTAATAAAGGCAGAAGGGTTAAAAGCGGTAACAATAGCGGCATCTTTTGCGGCTTGGCCAGTTCTATTCATAAAATCAGCGGCTTTTGGATTATTCATTAAATAATCACCGATTGCCTGTCCTGCGCCTGTGCTATCTAAAGCATCAGAAATACCGCCCCTAACGGCTCGGCCAGCTTCACCTATTGTTTTTGTTACGCCCAAGTCAGGAAGTGCCTGAAATGCCGAACCAGCAACACCGATTGGCAAGCCAGTTGCCGTTTGAATGCTGCCAGCTCCGACTCCAAGTGCAGCGTATAATGGGTTTGTTTTTCCAGTTAAAACATCAGCACCAGCTTTTCCTATTTTATCAATACCACCACCAACCGCACGACCTATAGCTGTATTGGCAACTTTTTCGAGAAACCCATCATCAGGAGCATCAAGAAACGCCGCCGCACGCATCTTTGGCGCGGGTGTGTTGCTATCTAAAAAGTCAGAGGCTTTCATTGTTCAAACCCATGTTTATTTGATAAAATTCCTGTAGCTACCTCTTTGGATATTTTCCCCGCTTTGTAAGCAGTCCTTACGTCTTCGGGGGTTTTGTATTTTGCTGCTTGGAATTCGGTTTCTGCCTGTGTTTTTGCATTTGGGCGCGTCAAATTCACTGGTGCAGATGGGGTATAAACACCTTGCGGGTCAAAAACGTCTTGATAAAGGTTTTTAGATGGTTGATTTACCTGTTCTGCCGCAGCTCCATCATCCCCACCAGTAGGCTGAGTCTGGTTATTCATATATTTATTGTTCAAGTCGCGCATTGTGGTAATAGCCGCTAATCTTGTTTCAAACGGCAATTTGCTATTCGCCAATTCACCAGCGGCTTGCTCATATAATTTTACGTCGTAAACGCCTTGCGGGCCTTCCATACGCGGTACTGACGAGGTTAAAGCAGCTCCAATTACATTTAAGCGACTATCAATCTTGCTTCCTTCTGTAGATTTGCCAAAATAAGCACCAACATCTCTAATGTTTGTGGACGCGCCCCCGCTAGTTGCTTTTGGAAGCAATTCTTCCGCTAATTTAAGTTGTCGTTCAATTTCTGGGGCCTGAATAGTTTTTTTCTCAGACGAACCTTCAGCTTTCCCCTGTATATCACCCAAAGCCTTGCTTCTTTCCTGTTCTTTTTGGAACTCAGGCATATCAGTCACTTTAGGGGTAATAGGTATTGTATTAATAGGCGCACCTGTAACGGGGCTTGGTTGAATAAACGCACCGCCAGTATTAAGATATGGAGAAGCCCTTTTAACCAAAAGATACTGCTGTTGTTCATCAGTAGTCATTGTTTTAAACAGATTATACTCTTGAATTGCCGAAGGCATTTTGCTCATTGGATTAGCGGCCACTGCTTGAGCCTCAGCAATCTGCGCCTGCTGCAACTGCTTCTTCAACTGAAATTCCTCGTTTGCACGTTGATAATCAGAAAAGCCGCGAAGTTTACCATATACGCTTAAATCAGCCATAACTCCCCCTATGCTGCTACGCCGCGTTGACGTAACAGGTCGAGCAGTTGTTGTGTGGTAAGCCCAGCGGTAGCTCCCTGATAGTTACCAACATTTGCACCCAATGCGTTAGCGAGTGTTTGATTGAGGTTATTGGAGCCGCCCAAGGTAGCATTTGCCCGAATATCACCCTGCGTGCCGTAAATCTGGTTTTGCTGACCAATCTGATTTTGCTGGCGTTGGTAAGCATCGCCGTAGAACCTAGAAGCAAGTCCTTGGTTATAATCAGCGGCCTCTTTAAGAGCTGCACCAGAGAACAACGAACCACGAGCACCAAGTGAACGGTTTAGAGCCTGTTCGCCTTCAGCTTGTGTGAATTGATAGCCAGGGTCGTTCTGTACATCCGTAGGGTTCAAACGCTCAAGGTTTGCCAATTGCTGCCCCGTTGCTCCAAGTTGCTGCTGTTTTATTTTCTTCAATGCAGCATCCTGTTGGAATCCACCAAGTGCAGAGGCGATATTATTTACACCGAAAGAAGAACCGCCGCCGCCGCCACTGGTTAAACCACCAAGAACATTTCCAAGGCCAGTATCGCTTGATACTCCAAGGGTTCTGCCAACAGTTCCCAAAATTCCACTTCCTTGGTTCCAAGGCAATGTTTCGCCTCCTCCGATTGTACCAGTTGGAAGCTTTCCAAGGTTAGCCCCAATGCCACCGCTTAGTGCTCCAAGTGCCGCACCCTTTAATCCACCGCCAGTTAATCCACCAACAGCCCCTCCAATTAAGGCATTTCCTAGAGTTGAAGCACCAACTGCATTTGCACCCAAAATTGAACTACCAAGTGCAGAACCAAGACCAGGTGCGAAATAAGCAAGTGCAGCGGGCGCGAGTGCTCTAAATATCTTTTTAAACTTAAAGAACTCAGGATATCCAGTTTCTGGATTTATCTTATTCGCAGGGTCACCCACGGTGTACTCTGCCATGTCAGCACCACCAGCTTGGAATATTTGCTGGATTAACTGCATAACCTGTGGGTCATCCAAGAAGGCGCGTGGAATAACCACCTCACCAAGTGACAAGTGGCCTAGCACCGTGTCGGTTGCTCTACCCATATCTTCTGCGCCCATAGGCATGTTCATTTGCTGTTCCATATTATGCTGTCCTTTTAAAGTTTATATTAGCGAATTCACCGAAATATTTAATAGCCGCTTCGTCATATGCCTTGGCCGCATCTTCTTCCGCAGTATATCGCCCAAGATATTTTATTTTATCATCAGTCCTTATTTGCACTTGCCAACCACCATCTCTTTTGTGCCAAGAAACACCCTTGTATTTACTGGAACAATTAGGTGCTTTCCTTGCATTTCTTGTATTCTCTAAAGCGGAGCAAATTCTCAGATTTGAGAGTCTATTGTCATTCCTCTCGCCGTTGATATGGTCTGTGTGCATTCCGTCAGGAGTTTGAGCTATTAGGCGGTGCATGTGAATACACGCTCTTTTCCTTTTGCCATTATCAATCCCCAAATATTGCTCCCTCACTGCATAACCATAAGAGTTAACTTGCCATTTGAATTTTGATAGCCATTCATAGTCAGCATCATCAACGATTGCAAACTTGCCTTTAGTGAGTGGTATCTTCTTCATTAACGTACCTCCAATATGCCGACCAAAGTAATTGGTGAAGTTATAGTAGTCCACGAAGCTGTATAGATTCGCTTATCTGCTGCCGTACATCCTGAAACTGCTGCGGTGAAACTACTTAACGTTACACACACGCCAGCTTGGGTGATTAAAAGCGGGAAATTGTCACAATAGGTTGTACCATTAACCGCCGAAGTATCTGTTGTTGGGGTTATGACTATTCGGAAGTAGGCCAATGCCCTGCTAATCCGAAAATAACGCCCAGTCTTTGTTGCCGTTCCTGTTTCCGTAAGCCCTACAAAGGTAGGTGTCCAAGCCGTTCCAGTATCCCCATTTGCTAACGTATCGAAGAATGCAAGCCAGTTTAACGTGGTGAACTTGTCATCATCAATTAAAGGCTCTGTTTTCGGAGGTAAAAGGGGCAAAGACATTAGCTCAAATACGCTCCAATCAGACTCACTTTAATGGGGTCACTTATTGAAACTTCGAACGTCATTTGCTGCTGTATGCCTAGACGCCTGAAGTTGACTTCCTTACGGTAATCGCCAACTGCGCCCATACCAGTGGTGTAATAATCAGACCACGTTCTTGCGCCATCCTTAGAAATCCTCAAGGACAGTTGAGGGTCAGAGCCTTGACCTGACTGTAAACCTATACCAGTTTCTATCAATAATTGCAAGTTATTATAACGCACTCTTTTCAATTCATCAACCAAATGCGGGAATGTTCTAACGCGCTTTATTTCATCGCCGTTGTCGTCAAACACATCCAGTGACATAGAGTAAATTTTGCCTGTCACCCTATCACCCACAAGGTGTTTATTGAAAGCATACATGCAGCTTGAGCCTAAATGCTGCTCGAACACACCGCTTGTGTTTAGGTAAGCCCTCTCATGCCAGATTCCTGTTGAAATATCATACACGAGGGAGGTTGAAAGGCTTCCACCTGTAATAATATAAAACACATGACCTTCTTGTTGATACGCCCATGAACGCAACAATTCAGGGTTAGGCTCTGCTTGTAATATCTTTTCAATAGCATCGGTTGAAATTCTCTGTGGTGTAAACCCTTGCGCTTTGTAGACTATTCCACTTCCCTCTGCGGTATTGCCCACCCAATAAACAGATTGGTCAATGCTTTGAACTGTGTTTTGTGCTATGGTTCCAATCGGCGTAGAGCCTGAAATGCGTGAGAATGGAAACGTTGAGTCACCCGTATTGCGCCAAATTTCTAATGTATCATGACCTAAAAGCCCTAGCTGCCCTACGAACGGAACCGCACAAGATAAATCATCTGGCGAAGATTCAGCAGATGCAAAGTCAAGAGCCGCCCATGAAAGTCCATTTGTCAAGGCAGAAATATAAAACTGACCGCTGTTGTTTTTTGTGACAACAAAATAGTTATCAACAAAACTAACGTATTTTGGAGAAGGAAAATCTGGGTCAGTAATTTGCACGAAAACATTGGTTAAATAGGTGAAGATATAGCCGTTTGTTCCGTCTACAATCATCAACTGAAAGCCGTTGTCGGCTATTGTCACAGCACCGCTTGAGGTGTTTAGCGTTCCACGGCTAGTTGCGGTTCCCGCGCTATCAATCTCATATAATGTATTGCCTGATACCGCAAAGGCTCTACCGTTAGCTGCTGCATATACACCCCTTGTCGGGCCGCTTCCTGCGGTGGAGAAAAGAGAAAGTCCTGGTGTTCCATATAAGGCAGTAGGTTCCGCACCTAACTGGTCAGACACAGGAAAGAGATTCACAGCCCTTTGAGCGTCAAAGGGAAGCGAGGGCATTTGATATGAGCCACCAACGAGGTTTAGCTTCATACATATGTACCACTGTAAATATTGAACCTAACACCAGTTCTTATGTTAGCGTCCATGCCACGAACTTTTGCAGCGGCTGTTTTTATTGAGCCGAGCGATTTTGCTGCCGCCCTTGCTAAGGACGGAGATGGTTCCTGTCCGTATTCTGGCGCAAGCTCTATGGCAAGGTTGTCGATTAGTGCTTTTTCCCATCCACTAGGAAGCGAAACGGCGGTGTCTAGTGTTGAAAATTCCGTGAAGGGCTTTTCTGATACAAGGCCAAGCGTATAAGTTGACTGCGGTGAAGGCCACAACCTAAGCGTGGCTAATGGATAGGCATTGTCAAAATTGATAAAAGCGGGAATTCCACTCAAGGTTTTATTAGATATGCTGTTATAATACTCGTCATCAACAATTGTTAGCTCGTAATCCTGACCAGCAAGACGGACGTAGGCCTCAACAATGTTGTTTGGGCGTACAGTATTAATACTACCGCCAACGCCTATAGTATAAGACGAGTTACCACTTGTAATAGCGTTGTTAAATGTTTCCCATGTGCGAGCGTAAACCGTTAATGAGTCATTAGACCACGAAGAAATCATCGAGTTTAGCGCAAAAAGACCATCGCTAGCCTCATCCGCGCTTGGAGCCTCGCTCATAACAAGCACACCGTTTTTCTGCAAAGCTTTTTTTATAATGTCGCGAGCCGTTGTCATAACACCCTCATAGATTTAGGGGGAGGTTTTTAATCCTCCCCCAAGTGATATTAGTTTGTGAGGCGGCACATCCACTCAGGACGCACAACACAAGAACCAAACAAAATATCAAAGCGCATAGGCATCGTGTCATCGCTGATTTGATACTGTTGCAGTACGCGAACAGTGATTCCATCAACGGTTTCTTGAGCCTTAAACGCAACGTCATCAGGCATTACAAGCGGAACAGAGCAGAAACGCATCGCAGAAGGATGGAACGCAATGTTTTGAGAGTAAGCCGTGGAAGCCGTACCAACCAACGTTACTGTGGCTGTGCCTTGTGGCAATGCGCTTACGTTCTGCAATCCTACTGCGCCAGCAGTAGAGTTGCTTGCGCGAACATAGTTAGCACCACCAACGCTGAACGTAACGCCCGTGTAAGCACCACCAGAAGCGGTGTTGTTAGCCGCAACAACGAATTGCGCCAGATAACCCAAGCTTGCTTTCGTAATTGGGTGTACAGCAAACACGTTTGCAATCGTAAACACCTGACCAGCAACAAGGGTTTGAGAGCCAGTGCCAGTAAGAGCAAGTGTGGTTGCGCCCTCTGAAGACGTTGTCGTTACTGTTATTGCGCCTGTTGCCGTGCCGTGGGTGATGGTCGGGAGGAGGTTGTTTCTTAGGAAGTTAAACCCTAGAGCCTGCCCCATATAACCCATTTTGTACTGCTTGGCAATTTCCTCTGAAGATTGGAAAAGGCCTTTCAGTGCGTCAACTGTTGCCGTGTTCGCGCCTGGCGTGATGAGTACCTTGCGCTTGTCGTCTTGTGGCGCAAGATTTTCATCAAGCTTCTGCAATGCCTGCAAATAGGTAGATGCAGCATTTACGGGCGTGCCTGGCGTACCAACGATATTGCTTGTCGCAAGCACAGCTTGAGATAGAACGTTGCGCTCAACCTCTTGTGCAATACGGCTTGCAGCACCATCAAGAACACGCTTAGACCATGATTTAATTGCAAGGTCAGTCGCAAGTTCATTTGAAGTAGCCGTTACGTCAACACCAAGCTTTTGGTTCACCACTAAAGATGCGCGCTCCTCAACAATATCCTGAGCAGCAAAAGTACTGCCAGTGCGGATATTAAAGCGAGCTGGCTTGTTTACATAGATAGTATCGCCAGGTTGAACTGATTTAAAGTTCTCACCGAAGATTCCACCATCTTCTTTATCAATCGCTTTTACGAATTGAAGTTTATCAGCAAGCATACCAGCCATTGCTTTCGCAACGATGCCAGCGGCCGCTTTGTTAGTTGAAATAGCATTAGCCATAAAATAGTTTCCTTATGAGTTAATCCACTCCAGCAATTCTTTTGCATCCATTTTTTGAATGTTTGTAGAAACTGAAGCGGTGGTTCTGCCAGACTTTGAAATAGGTGCTGGCGCGTTTGTAACCTTCTCTTTGTTTTGGGATGCAAGGTAAGACTTGCCGCGCTCTTCAGCCCTTCCAATCTCGATTGCCACCCGTTGAGGTGACATATCTTCTAGGTCATAGAGCCTTCCTTCTTTTGCTAGCGTATAAAGTGCTAGGCTTGCGTCATCCGCCTCAAGAAGTGCCCTTGCAACATGCTCGGGCATTGCGCCATTTGGTCCCATTAGGTCTGCGTGGTCTTGATAAACAAGCTTTTCATAATCAGGTGCTTTTGATGCAAATTCTTGTTCTTTATTTGCCAGCTCCTGAATGCGTGTATTTGTTCTAACCGCTTCAGCGTCTAATGGTGTTGGCTGATTCTGCTTTACCTTAATTTCAGCTAAGGCTTCAGCCGTTGCCATAACCCACTCATCAAGATTTTCAAAAGCTTCAGCCTTTGGTAGGCCTGGCTTTTCTTGTTGTGGTTCTGGCTTTGGTTGCGCTCCCTTTGCGAGTTCGGCCTTAGCCGCTCGAAGTTCGCGCCGCATCCGCGCCTCTCGGCTGTCTCGGTGCGATTTTCTATTAGCCTCGCGCTTAGCAAGCTGCTCTGGCGTTAATTCAGAATCAGGCTTTATGCCGTCATCTTCAGTGTTTTCAACTGTTTTAACTTCCTCGGGAGCGGCCTCAACATTGGGCGCGGCCTCTTTTGATGCTTCTGGGGTTGCAATCTCTGCGATTGCCGCATCAATAATAGCGTCGACTTCCATAATAAACCATCCTTTACTTTTTTGCAACAATAATTTGTTGCCACGTTGATGCACGGAATCGCTTGCGCCTCACTGCCATCATTAAGATTAGCATTTGCTCGTTGCGTTTTATCCGCGCCATTATCTCAACTCTCACCGCGAGCAGTCGAGTAATCTCGTTAAGGAATTCTTGCTCTAATTGTGCCAAGCGTTTTGCGTTTTTCTTATCAGCCAGAAGCCTGCTTTCTTCTGCAAGTGCGGCCTTACGCTTTGTTTCTTTAAGAACGCTATCTAGTCTCTCTAGCTCTGATTTTTGCCTTCGTATCTTCTCACGCTGATATTCTTCTTCTCTATGTCTTTGGTAAGGAAGTCGTCCGTCATAGCCAAGGCCAGAAACTTGTGGGGTAGGAACGCCACCATTACCAACGGTTTGAAAAGCAAAGCTTTGAAAGCCAGCTGTAAACATTATCTAGCCCCGATTAGGTTGCCTTGCTCGTCTCTCACAACTTCAATTGGCTGGCTTACGGCCTGAACTAAAGCGCCGAGTGTTTGTTGAACGCTATTTATTCCAACAATCAATGCCTCGGTTTGCGCTATTTTATCCATGCGCTCCCTCTCTTCTTTTTCTGCTTCGTAAGCATCCTTTTGCGCTTCGTATGCTTGTTTTTCTGCAAGCACACCAAGCTCTCGCTGCTCAAGCTCTAGCTGTTCTGGTGTTTTCATAACCTGAAAACCACTAGTGTCTAATTTAATCCCCATTTGCGCTTCAGGGCTTTTTTGTAACGCCGCAATGCGTTTTGTTTCAGCGTCATATGCTTTAATTTCTACCTCTTTAGCCTTCAGAGCCTTGTCAAAAGAGTCATCCACTTGCTCGGCCTCTGGTTTTTGCGCCTGAAACAATTTCAGCCTAATTTCAGCCTCTTTAATTTCAGCCTCTTTAGATTTAACTTGTATTTCAGCCATTTTAAGTTGTGTATCGGCCTGCTTGTTCTGTAGCTCTGCCGTTAGTTGCCCTATCTGTGCTTGCAATTCACTGACAATTCTATCAACTTCCTGCGCCTGCGCGTCCTGCATTCCATCTTTTTCTTTTTCATCCAAGAACTTGGGGTCAATAAACTTTTTCATTCTTGCGGCTATGGCCTGCGAACCGACAGTATCCTGATTCTCAAATACTAAATCACCAATAACAGGCATTAAATCAGGCATTGCTTGAATGATTTGATTGTAAGCAGCACCAGCCTCTTGGCGTTGTGTCGTGAAAGAAGGCCCCGTAACCACCCGCACATCATACGTTTCGTCTTTGGTAAAATAGTAATCGCGGTCTTGTTCTTTTGCTCTCTTGCCATTGATTCCAATTGTTTTTGATTTTTCCTCTTTATCAATCATTTGAACAAAGCGGGGGCTATCCATGATTTCAGGAATGGCACAAACAAGAATCTTGCCAACTTGCGTAATTGAGCGCACAAGGTTGTCACTGAAATGATAGTTTCCAACATCAGAGCTTTGTTCGAGTTGGCGCAATGCTACACCAGAAGCGTTGCCCTCGCGCTTTCCTGCGGTAGCATTATACATGCCGAGGGTTTGCCTAATGTTATTCTCGGCCATTTGTGAGAAATTCGTATAGCCAGAAGATATTGTGGGGGGTTGCAGCCGTTGTGGAGCGGGAGCGGGGTTTCCGTCAACATCTGTCTGCTTATAGTAAAGCACCATAGCCTTGTCGGGATTTTTCCAATCTTCCTCAAAACCCTCCATCTGCCCAACAGCGGCCTGAACGGGGGCTTGCTGCTGTTTAAAGAGAATCTCCGCCTCAATAGAGCGAGATAGGTTATAAAGCTTTTGCGAATCTTTTGCTTTCCGAATTAAACTAAACAATCCACGTTTCCCATCCACCCAAGATTCCTCACCATAGACAGGAACAATAGGAATGTATTTGCCAGGGAATCTTGCCTCTTCCAAAACGTCATTACCAGCCAACTTATAGCGCATTACTTTGCGCTTGGCTATTTTTCGTGTGTGTTTGTATTTTTTGCCTTTGATTGCCTCTTCGGTGGAGCCATCGTCAAGCATTCCCATCTCTTCGTAATCTTCTTCAATCTCATAATAAATAACGCAGGTGATTGAATCGGTAAGCTTAAGGTCACGACGGGGCGATTTGTCGGTAAACGATACAGCATCCGCGTCAGGATAAAGTTTTTGAAACTCCTCTACTGTGTAAGAAATCGCAATAAAGCCGTATTTTGCATCGCTTCCATCGGATGTTATGGAATCAGGGTCAATCAATACGGAAAGCGGATTAACCACCCGCTCTATTTTTAACTCTTGGATGAAGTCTGCATCATTCGCATAATCATGGTCAACCGTAATAAAGCCAAAAGACGACTTAATCGCAAAGCTGGCGGCGGTATCATAAGCAACGTCCGCATTGCTTTTGTATTCAATCGCTTTAATTGCGCCCTGCAACGCCTCGGCGGTTTCAATATCTGCGCCCTCACTAACGGGTATGGTTTTAATCGTGGGGGTATTCATCCGAATGTCGTTTTCGACTTGATGGATAAACTGTGTTAATTGGTCAATCTGAAATACTGGGCGGCCTATCGAAGCGCGACCAAACGCTTCTCGCTCATCCCACTGGGCAAACATCTGGTCACCCATGAACTCTTGGTCTTCTTTGGCTTTAAGATAAACTTCTGACCACGAGTCCTTAGCGTATTGGAAACGCTTCTTTGCTCTTTCTAAAATATCGGCATTTTCCGTGGCTTCTGTCATTTTGCGCTCAAATGAAAGTGTGGCCGCCATCGGGTTGCACTATTAGTGCCGTGATTAAGCAGTGTGATAGACTATATATTGATTTGTTGGACGTGTCAAGCGGTGGGATTTATCTTCCCATCATAATGGATTTGCCAACTTTTGCTTGTGGCCGCTTATAGTTTTGAGCAAAGCACAAGAACGCATCCGCTCCATGAGAAAACGCATCGTGTCTAGGCTCTTTGCTTACCTTACCAGTCTCAACATCTAGCGCAAAGGCATAATGTCGTAGGCACTGTAAACCATCCTGTGTTTTGTCTTTGTCAAACACACACTGGCCGAAGATGTTGCGCGCCGCATCAATGCCTAGAGCCTTTTTAGGTATGCGCGGCACAATGCGTACTGCACTTCCCAGCGAAGGATTATCTCTAATGGCGTTCTGAAGCTGTTGTTTAATTGTGGACTGCGCTGCTAGCTGTTCATGCTCTGCATCATGAGGGAGGCAATGCTCACCGTATTTATACCCGCGTTCTGCTAATATCTCTATGTAATGCGCCATTTTAACACCGCTTGACTGATAGTAATCAACTAAACGGTACTCCATACCGACAATCTGCACAAACCATATTGCTGTATTGTCTGATTGTCCCAAGTCCCAAAATGTCTGTACAGGAACACCTGCGGCAAGTGGAACCTTCGTTATTCTACCCTCAAGGGCAGCTTGATTAATTTCGTTGGCAAAGATTGCGCCTTCAATCGCCTGCTTGGGCTTTCCCTCCCACACATTCTCATATTCCGAAAGGGAGCGTTTCTTTAGGCCTTCCATCTCTTTCTTTAGCACATCAGGAAACCACGGGTTATCTTGCCAGCCTATCTTTACCACCATTGCATCATCTGGAGGGTAAACCACATAGTTCTGATAAATGTAATCATCTTCCAGCTCAGGGTTGAACGATAGCCATATTTCAGAACCTTCAGCGCGTACCGTTGGAATGAGTACCGACATACTAGCCTTAGATACGCTTTGCGCTTCTTCTACCCATGCGCGGGTGATATTAGGGATTGATTTAATGTTGCTGATATTGGTACGAAGTCCAGCAAACAAGAATTCAGTGCCGTTCTTGCCGTATATGTTGGCTTTCTGCACGGTGTAGAAGTTTTGCAAGCCAAGTTGCTCTATTTGCTCAGCGAGTAAGCTATGCACCGATTCACCGATAGACTTCTGAATTTCACGAGCGCAGAGTATCTTATGCTTTTCTGCCGCACCTTGAATGAGTAACGCACGCGCTATGCTTTGACTCTTTGCTCCCCCTCGTTATCGCCCCCCATAAAGGATTTTGTAGCGCGATGGCCTAAACAGCGCTTGAGCCTTCTCAGGGAGCTGAATAGTCATGCGGAAAATCCTTTAATGGGGGAATTCCTTTTTCTAAAATCAATGTTTTTTACGGCCTCTTCTATGTTCATACCTACGCCTAATCTATACGAAACAACTCTTCTCTCTATGTTATTGTCACGACTTATTTGGCTTAATGTTTTAGTTTCGCCATTATGCTCTAGCTTACGATTATTGCGTTTATTGTTTGCTTGTGTTTCTGCATCAGCCCACCTGCAATTAGACGGCTCATAGTTGCCGTTTACATCAACCCTGTCAATTGTATGTTTTGGTGTTGGCTTTTTTCCCATATCAGCAAAAAATGACGCAAAGTCATTCCAGCGCTCACAAACAGTGATTCCACGCCCGCCATAGCTATGAAAATCGGTGTCCATTGGATTAAAGCACCTAGCTCGCATATCCTTCCATGAACGGTATTCTTTCTTGTTAGATCTTGATAATCCGTGGACAGTGTTTCTTCTTATCAGGGTTTCCTTGGCAATGCAGCCACATGACTTTGTTGTGCCATTCCTAACGGTCGGAATTCTTATATCCTTGATTGTACCGCATTCACACAGAAATCGCCAAATATGCCTATTGTTAGAGCTTTCGTCTCGGCTCACCAATTCGATTGCTGTTAAGCGGCCAAAAACCTGCCCTGAATAATCTTTCAGCGGCCTGTTTCTTGTCCTATTGTGTATTTTTTCTAGCTTTATAACTTTCATGAGAAACTTTATATCACTTATAAAGTTTGTTGTAAAGTATTTTATACCTTGAGGGCTTGAATAGGCACTGGGCTTTTTCAGGAAGCTGGATTGCTGGCATTAACAAATTCCACCATAAGGCTGACATCCTGTTTCATGGGCTCTAAGCCGTCAGCCTGACCAACGCCTATCTTGTCTCCGTATTTTTTGGGCTTGAGTTTTCCAGCATACCATTTTCTAGCGTCAATCTTAACCCGCCTGTCATCCGCCTGAAGTGTTGAATCATCGGCTATGTCAAGAACACCATCAGCTAAGTAATCGGCTTGAGCCTCGCGTGCGTGCGTGTAGTTATCGGCAAAATCTGGATTTTTCTTAATCCAGTCATAAACAGTGCCATAATCAATATCTAGCGCGTAACATACTCTTACTAGGCTTGTGCCCTGTGCAATACCTTCGCATATCTTACTACCTAGCTCTGGTGTGTATGATGAAGGCCGTCCCATGGTATGCCTTTACTCGGTTATCGGCTGTGGTTTCTCACCACCCCTGATTTCTTCCATTACTTTACGCACCTTATCACGTCCGAACGCGATAATCAAGCCTTCAATTTGCTTGGCTTCCTCGTTAGTCCACGTTGAAGCACCACGGGCTAGAATGTTGTCGATGTCTGTGCCGAACTCACTTGCCATGTTATTGCATGCTGGGCAATTCTTCAACCCAGTCCTCATCGTCTTGGTTTTCGTACCATAGCTTAAATGGTCCATAATTGAGAAATCCGCCCGCTGAGTGTTTGGCAAGCCATTCATCAAAATCAGGTTGGTTATAATCATTTACAGCAGAGCCATATCCGTCAAGGTCTTTGGCTAAAAGATATTTATCGCCAGTCTCCTTATGGACTAGATACATTCTGTTATCGGCCAAAGCTAGAACCTCCGCCAACAGGATAGCAGATGGTCACGCCATCGCTAAACGTTTGGCATTGTGTGGCTTGAGCAAACGCTGTGCTTGCAGATAAAGCTAAAATTACTGTTAAAATCGTTTTCATAATACCTCCTATAGTATCAAATCCCATAATAAACTCAAGTAAAAACAATGTCAAGAAATAAAGTAGGATAAAAACAACATTTTCCTATTGACTAACTAAGCGAACTTATGTAAGTTAGTTATATGAGCAGGGATACACCTGCCAATAACCAAAGGAGACAACCATGACCCCAGAACTCAAACAATCCATTAAAACCATTAAGCGTCAACGTGCATTGCGTGTAATCCGCAACAATACAGGTGAGTTTATCCTGTTTGCTTTCCCCTTCTTGGTATTTGCCTCAATCACGCTTGTTCTTGGCATGACGCTAATCGCTTCTTACGCGCTTGATATACCAACCTCAACTTTATGGGGGCTATAATGTCAGTTTTATTCTGCACCGCTTGCGACTGCACCATTGACCCACAAGAGGACGATTACACCACGGACTCTGAAACAGGCGAGCCTTACTGTGATGATTGCTATAAGCAAAGCCCTGAGTATTGCGCTAGCCACTTTAACCAGAATGGTGAGTGTGTATGTGGTGAGCACATTGTGGATAACTTAACAGGATTGGAGAGCAGATAATGAAATGTTGGGAAAGAGATTGGGCTATGACAAGCACAAAATACAATGATTTATCAATATTCCTTTTTAAGGAGTTATTGTTTTCGGGGAAATATAAGAATTTTAACACCGATGATGCTTGTGAGGTCGCCATATGGATAGAAAAACATAAGCTATACAGCGTTCATAAAATAGCTGTTCGTGTTAGAAAAAGAAAGCGGTTGAACAACCTCAAACAAAGACATGTTTCTGTAATAAAATACATAATCGCCAGTGAAATGGGGCATTATCATTACTTTAGGGGGGAAAAATAATGGAAAACGAATCAGAGTGGGGCATGTATTACACCCCTGTATACACCCAAATAGCCCCAAATAACCCCGCAACACCCAACCTACAATCACAATTCCGTGAGGGCTGGGAAGTTGCGCTTGGCCTTCACCTATTAGAGGAAAAGAACTAAATGACAAAAAACATCAACATAACTATCCCCGCTGACCTGCACCACTCTCTCAAGCAGGAAGCCTTAACCCGTGGCATACCCCTTAAAGCCCTAATAATAGCGATTTTGAGTGAAATGAAGAAATGAAGCTTCATTTAAGACAAAATGAAGTTCAATATATTGATATTACTATAATAATACTATAATATCTATACTTCATTTATATAGTACACTATTTTATTTACCATCTATATATACCCCCTTATAATACACCCCCTATGAAGTTCAGAAAAAACCCACTATATCATTACAATATAGTGGGTTGAACTTCAATTAAGCTTCAAATGAAGCTTCAACCTTCATTTAGCCTATCCACTTATAGAGCGTTTTCTTTCCAACCACGCGCTCTACTATGTGATTTCCATCAAGCAAAATATTAACTATTTCATTAATCCTTTTCACCCCACCAGTGACAAACTGACATTTGTAGGTCAGTGCTCCCTTGGCGATTTCACCAACATCTTTAATCTTTTCCCTAACCCTGATAAAATCCTCTTCAAACACGTTGTCACTGATAAGACCAACAAACTGCAAAATTGATTTATTGCTTTCTTCGACAATCTGGATTGCAAGCCGTACATCACTGCAAAGGATGTCTTCACCATCACAAAGAGTCAAAGCAACCTTCTCCACATGCTCGCAGGTGCGATTATAGAGAGCATTGACTGGATGGCCTGAAGTTCTGACTAGCACGTCAATCTTATTTCTAAAGATAACGAATATATCCCACGCCTCAGGGGTAAAACTAACCTCTGTAGGTTCAGGCTCTCCATAGGCGTTATAATTAATCGTACCCATGGATGAAACAATCAGGTCAACTAACTCTTGTGGAGGTGTAGCCTTTTTCGGCTCCTTTTTCCTATCAACATACACATCAGCATCAAAAACCAACCAGCGATTCAAAAACCCATCTAAAACATCCGTGCTTGAGCACGAAGCCTTTATTTTTTCTTTTACGCTAGAGCCTACACAGCAGAAATGAGGCTGCTGAATGTCAACCCTTGGGTTTTTTTTCGTATCAACATGTTGCCTGCCATAAAGCGTGCTATTGGCGCAACTGAAAGTCTTGATGATATAATCAACAATCTCTTTTTGATAACCCCCAGAGTTTTTGTTGGAGATATTCCCAAGAAACCTACCCACCTCATCAATGACAAGCAAGCCCACCCTATTGGCTTCAAGCAATCCTGTTAAAAATCCGCCCCCACTAACAGGCTCACCAAGCATATTGCGCCCAAGTCCGCAGGCATTTGCTAACTTAACGATACACTTCTGTGGGTGGTCTTTACCGCCCCCAGTGGGTGACATTGACATAATCAGCAGATTGGTGCGCAAATCAGTACCACCGCAAATTTTATGGCCGCGAATCATAGCGACAAAGCCAAGCGCAGCAGCAAGAGAAAGTTTGGGTTGTGGGTGTATTGCTGTTTCAGTTATCCAATCCGCTATCTTTCCAACTAAACCATGCACTTCAAAATCATTGACCACCTCAACTGGAGTTATAAAATCACTCTTAAATTCCTTGCCATTTAAGAAAACATCACTATAATCCCACCCTACAATTTTGGGCATGACGTATTTATAGCCTGACTCCTTGGCTTTCTTCTCTCCTACGCCACTTTCATCATTATCAGCGGCAATAATGAGGTTGCGAAAAGGAAGCGAATCACAAACTGCTTTTAGATTTCCGGCATTAAAGGCAACTACCACTGGCAAACCTGTTTCTTGGTGAATGCTTGCACCCGTAGCAAATCCCTCACAGACAACTACTAATTCATCTTTTGACACGTTGCGCCCAAATATGGGGTAATAGCACCCCTGTACGCGACCACCTTGTGCAAAGCACTTGAAGCCATCGCCGTAAATTTTTTGCGTGCTCCATATTTTACCACTTGAATCCTGCACGGGTAACACAAGCACATTTCCATCAAAACGCGCACCATGTGGATAGCAACGCTTTTTCTTTAAGTAATCGCTGTAACCATCCCTTGAGCATGACTCGAAGTAAGCAAGCGCGTCTTTTGCCACCTCATTATGTTTTGATTCACGCTCTGCGCGCACCGCATCCATTGCCCTACGAACACGCTCATAATCAAACTCTACATTCTGGCCTTTCCAATATTCGTGACCATCCCCATTTTCCCAGTTGCCAAAAACTGCGGCGGCTCCACCGTCAAATATAATATACCAACCGTTTTTATCTCTTGGTTTTCGAACGGTTCCACATCGGTGCAAACTGCCATCCATAACAAGTGAATCAGAAAGCAAACCATAAGCAGAAAACGCTTGGTGTAAGTCCATGCTAAACCTCTATATTGCGGATGACTTGAAATAGTTGCGGATTGTTGGCTATTTTATAATAAACATCACGGGGAATGCGCTTTGCCAAAACACACAATTCATCAACACTAAGCCCGTAAGTGTTGGCCGCAGCATAAATGAATTCCATACTTATTTTCTTTGGTCTGGCCTTTTCAATATCACACAGGTATGTAAGCGAAATACCTATACTTTCTGCGGCTTCTGAGAGTGTCATCCCCATTCGCTCACGTCCGTCTTTAATCGTTTCAAAGAAATTCATAAAACCTCAAAATAATGTGTTGACAGTATTACGGGACTAGCGTAAACACGAGGTGTTGGCAACAACAAAATGACAAACACATGAAAAGGAAATGACAATGACAAATAACGATGAAGAACACCTATTAATCGATATGCTAATTGGTACTCGCCAATCACTTATGAAATGCGAGCAAGATATACGAGCACAAACAGAAGTGTTGCATCAACTTCAAAAAGCAGAGCAAGAAACTGAACAAGCCATCATCGACTATTGCCAAGCTAACGGCGTAGTGCAATTCTCAACTGAACACCATAGTATTACGCTTGGCAATAGCGAAGAAATTGTTGTTTATAGCGATGATATGCAAGCCATCCCAGAAGAATATGCTCGCATCATTACCATTCGTAGACCAGACAAAATCAAAATAAAGAATACCAGACCGCAAGGGAACTGGTACACCATTAAACAATCCAACTTTATAACCTTAAGGAGTAAATAGTATGACCGAATTTGTAGAAATTGAAGCAGGGCAATCGAAAGAAATGCCAGCAAAAAAGGTGCTTTACGGGGTGCCAAAGATAGGAAAAACACGTTTTGCAGCAGAAGCTGAGGATGCGTTTTTTATCAACATCGAGGGCGGCCTTGACTATATTGGCAAGAAAGTTCGTGCCACGCCGAAATTAAACACAATGGATGAAGTGCTTGGTTGGCTTAAACACATTTATGAAAACGATGCATTTAAGTGTGGAACCATTATAGTTGATTCAATCGACTGGGCTGAAAGATTGGCACAAAAGAAGCTGATTAAAATGTACAATGGCAAATCCATTACTGATTCCACAGTAAAAGAGTTTGCTTACAATAAGGGCGTTTCCGATGCTGCAAGCGATACCGCAAAAATAATGGAATGGCTTGATGCTATCTATAAGAAGAAAGGCATAAAGGCTTTGCTTATTGCCCACAGCGAAATCAAAACAGTAGACCTGCCAACGAAAGAACCGTACTCGCGCCATCAGCTCAAGCTGTCAAAGCAGCTTAGTGGCATAGTAAATGAGTGGGCGGATTTAATTTTGTTTGCAGATTACTCTTTCCATGTAAGTAAGGACGGAAAGCCAACCGAACCAAAGCCAGTGCTTTATGCTGGTGGAAGTGCAGCATTCGTAGGCGGTGGACGCATGTTGTTAGACAAGGAATTGCCGCTTAATTACAAACAACTCGAACAATACATAACGAAAGGTAAGTGACTATGACAGATGAACAGCTAGACAAAATTATAGAAGCCATAGGTAACGGATTCCATTTTAATGGGGACAAAATCGACGATGTCGGTCAAATGGTAAAAGCAGTTGGATTGGCTCAAATTGAGCTGCCAAATGGCTACGATGTAAGTGCCGCACTAGAACAAATCAACATTAATTTTAAAGGAATATAACCATGACAACCGACTTATATGGATTTAAAACCACAGAAGATGTCCAGTATGATGCACAAGGCTTGCCGATTGGAACCTATAAGGTTCTGATTGCCAACGAAGAGGCTGGGGAAACCAAAAAAGAATCCAATCCAAATCCCTTGATTGTCACCTTTGAGGTGTTGGAAGGTGAGTTTAAGGGCAAAGAAGGGCGTGTTTGGTATAACGTACACAACACGGATGTGAAAACAGCTAACATTGCCAAGCAGAACATTAAGCGTATTGCTGATGCAACTGGTAAGCCTGTCACCCCCACCTCACCCCTTAAAAACAGGGTGCTCACTATTGAGGTGCGTGCACAGAAAAAAGATACCCGCTATACGGAAATTGCTCGCTATCTTTCTGAAGACTACACACCTTCAGAGGATGCGCCATTTTAATGTCTGAATTGCGTGACTATCAACTTGCCGCCGTAGACACTATCAAAACATGGGTTAAGTACAAAGATACCCCGTGTATTGTTGACGTGGCTACTGGCGGCGGGAAAACACACATAATAAACTCGTTGGCTGAGTACTTTCACTCACTTGGCCAACGGGTGTGTGTGCTTGCTCACAGGAAAGAGCTACTTGAGCAAACGGGTGCCAAACTTAATGTGCCATTTGGCTATTACAGCGCAAGCGTGGGCGAGAAAGATACCGAATCAAGCGTTATCATTGCTGGCGTGCAAAGTATTTACAATAAAGAGTTTGAGAAATTCGACGCGATAATCGTGGACGAGTGTCACCATATGCCAAACAGCGAAGAGCTTGGTCAGTATTGGAATTTCATAGGAAAGCATAAGCCATGCAAGATTGTAGGTTTGACAGCAACTCCGTTTCGCTTGGCTGGCGGCAATCTTTCGTGGGGTGAAATAGTCTACAGGGCTGGCTATAAAATGCTTCTAGAGCTTGGATATTTAACCAAGATAACCAACAAGGCAAAAGATGCGCCAGACCTGTCAAAGGTGAAACTTGTAGCTGGGGAATATAGCGAGGGTTTGCTTGCAACCGTTATGGAAGACCCTGAATTAATTAAAGCAGCCATAAAAAACATTGTGGCCTACGGTGACGGACGCGAGAGCATTCTTATATTTTGTGTGAATGTCGCACACGCAAATGTTCTGACAAAGCAAATGAAAGAAAACGGATTGCAGTCCGCTGTATTACACGGTGGAACGCCACAAGGTGAACGCGAACAAATACTTGCAGACTTTAAATCTGGGACACTGCGTCACCTAGTGAATTGCGAGATATTGCTAGAGGGATTCGATGCTCCAAATGTTGATATGATTGTGTGCTTGCGTCCTACCAAAAGCAAAGCCCTATGGGAGCAAATGCTTGGGCGTGGTGTGCGTTTGCAGGAGGGCAAAGAGGATTGCTTTCTGCTGGATATGGCAGGAAACCTAATGGAGCATGGCGGCCTCGGTTCCCCATTACATCAAAAATCAAAAGGTGAAGCTCCGCAAGCAAACGGCAAAATATGCCCTGAGTGTGAAACTTTCGTGGAGCCAGTAACCGTTGGGGTGTGTGACCAGTGCCAATATCACTGGCCTGAGCCAGAATCGCCAAAAGCAAACCACCATTTAGAGGCAAACACTTCTTCTGCGGCAGTGTTTAATCCGATGGTTGAATACAAAGTGAAAAATGTGGTTTACCGTGAACATACTAACCAGAAGAATGGCAACAAGAGCCTTCGCGTTTATTATGTGTGCAATACAAAATATGGTGCAATCAGTGAGTGGATTAGTCCACACAGTGAAAATGAGTTTGCACGCGACAAAGCAAAGCAATTTTTCAAAGAGCGTGGTTGGGACTGCTATGGTGATATCAAAGCATATTCTATGGAAGATTTATTGTTTCATGCTGCCACACTTAAAACCCCGTCTGTTATTCATGTTGACCACAGTGATAAATTCCCACGCATAAAGAGGTATGAGTATGCAAATAGAGAGAGCAATACAGAAAGCGTTGATACATCACTTAGCGAAGACCACATTCCGTGGTAAGGTAAGTGCTAATTTCAACGAGTTTGCACGCGAGCATAAAAGCATGGGAATGGACGTTGGAAGCCCTGACTTAAGACTTGAAATGAAGCGTGGTGACGTGACTTATATTTTGTATTTGGAGCTAAAGACTAAAAAAGGGAAACTAAGCAAATCACAAAAAGCATGGAACGAAGATTTTGATGCAAACCATGCAAGCAGTAATTGCACAAGAGCAGTAGCATACGGATTCACACAGGCGAAAGAGGAGATTGATTTATGGATGAAGCTACACGCGCAGAAATAATCCGCCTATTCAACGCGCCCCACCACAGACCGTTTAAGGATATTGACAAAGCCCTCGGTTTGCCAGAAGGCACAGCACGCAGTTTTCTTGTGAAAGAAAAACTTTTCACGCTAGAAACATTTGACCTATCCAGCAATTACAGGCGTGGATTGAATACAAGAAAGAAACCAAAATAATTATTGACACCGCAAAACAACTAGGATAAAAGCAACATTATGAAAAAAGAAGAACTCAAGAAATGGCGTAAGAAACTAGGCATGACACAAGTAGAGCTTGCTGAGTTTCTGGGATGTTGCCGCTGGACGCTAATAGCATGGGAGCAGGGCAAAAACCCTGTGCCACATACTCTTAATATAATAAGAGCCGTAAAGGCCATTGAAACCCTAACAGGAGTTAAGAAAAATGGAAAAGGAAAAACCACTAGCAATGCAAGCAGAACTCGCAAATGAATTGTGGCGGGTGAAGGATAGATTGCAGGATTTAGAAGTAGTGCTCGCTAATCTCAAGACTGTAGTAAACCTCATGGGCGAGGAGCTTTTATGCAAAAAGCATATGTAGATGGTTCACTCGCCAAACAAGGCGGGTGGGCGGCGGTTATTCGTGGTGAACGAAACTATGAATATTCTGGTCACTTTGACGCACTCGATAGCTACGAGGCGGAGTTGTGCGCGGTGTACAAGGCACTGGAAACCGCTGAATCAAGGGTGGGGATTGTATGCGACCATAAGGAAATAGTCAAGACTTTACGAGAGGTGATTGAGTGTGGCAATTCATTCGTACCGCCAGAGAAGTGCAAGCACTTATGGTTAAAGATTATGTATGAGGCTCCGTATAAATTAGACAGCGTAGAGTGGGTAAAAACTGATTCAACGCCTGAAATGCGTATAGCGCACAAGATGGCAAATAACCAAGCGAAGATTGAGAGGGTGAGATGACAATCCACGAAAAGGAACGTTGGTGGGTAGTAACAGGCACATGGATAGGTGCTGTTGCCGCTGTGGGTATTGTTTTAAAATGTTTGAAGGATTGGAGGGTGAGATGATATGGGAGACCACAGAGCAAGCATTAAGATTGAAATAGAGTTTCACGGGGTAAAGAAAGAGGCTGATTGGTGGATTAATTACCACGACAGCGACGGCAATGGAGTCGATAGCCGCGTTTCTGAATTTTTCAGCAATGTGTATTTTGAGGGGATGCTAAATCATGGTTTTGAAATGCAACAATTTTATAAAGAAAGAGATAAAAAGCTCGCTGAACTAAATGAATTGCAAGAACTTAAAAGACTTAAAGATAAATACGAAATAGCCCACCAAGACCTGCCACACACTGAAGAGTGTGTGCAGTATACGAAACAACTTAAAGAGGAAGCGAAATAACAACGTGGATGCAGAAGCGGTAACGTTAGGCGGGTAACAGATGCGTATATTTGACTAGGCATCCATCCACACTTTAACGAGAGGGGACTTATGACGAAAGAAAAAATAACGCTGCGGCTGGAAAACGATGAAAGTGTGCGCGAGGCATCCATCACCAATTGGCACGATATGGCTGAACTGCATGATTGGTTATGCGCCGCGTTTGAAGCTGTTGGATATTCGGTTTTCTCAAGGGTATTGCGGGAGGATGGAAAATGACAACCACAAAAACAGACGCGCAGACGGTGTTGGAGGCTTTGGAGTTTGCTCTCAATGAATTGCGCATTATTGGATTCTCTGAACTAAAGCCAGACATGAGTGATTTCGGGGCAATGGCAAAGTTAAACAAAGCCCTACCAGCAGCACAAAGGTTGGTGGATGGTGAGAAGTGGCAATCTATAAATACCGCTCCCAAAGACGGCATTCATTATCTTGGAATGATTGTTGGCGATAGGTTTTATGGGGAGCCGTTTGTTTGCTATTATGACGAAGATGAGGGGCATATTTGCTTACATCAAACGGAAGCCAGACTGCATAGGCCAACGCATTGGATGCACTTCCCTAAACCCATAACCAGCGAGGAATTATGAACAGAGAGCAACTGCGTGAAGGATTGGCAAAGATACTGCTGTTTATGCCAAGCGATACCAAAGAAGATAATCTTGCGATTATCGAAGCCGTCATCGACTACCTCAAGCCGATGGTGAACGAATTGATTTATGCCGCTCAAATTGCAAAGCGAGATATGCGTAATTGGAGCACATCAAAAGAAGCTGCAACGGCCACAATAGATGTAATTGACAAAGCCCTCGCCCAGCTTGAGTGCTTTGTGGGAGGTGTGGAGTGACGTTTAATGAAACATTATTGTTAATTGTGGCTTTTAGGATAATAGAAACGATAATAACTGAAATAATTAAGGCATTACAATCATGACCCTACAACAACGAATGAAGAAGTATGCGGCGGTGCTTGGGGTGGAGTCAATGACTTCTAAGGTTGAGCAAGATATGTACACCGACCTCCAAGCCACTGTGCGTGCGCTTGAGGTGGCGCGAGGTATATTTGCTAAGATAGCCGATAAATCCGCGAGCATAGACGAGCCTACAGTCAACGAAATATGCTGCCAAGAGCTAGCGGTGCTTGGAGTAAATGGTTTAAACCAAACACTCGGAAAGGCGGGGTTATGCCAAGGATAGCAGAAATAAAAGAAATGGGTGGGTATATTTGGGTTCGCACAGACATTAGTAAAAACGAAAATGGTTCGGCATGGTGGTCGCCAGCAGAACAGGCCGCTAACTACAGAAGCGGATATAGAGACTGCATAAGAGATCAACCGCGCTTCATAAAATGGATAATAATTAAATTTGGAAGGACTGAACCATGACCCAACCAACCAACACCGATGAGTTTTTCTCTAGTGGCAGAACATTTCCGATGCCAAGTTGGATATGCCCTGCGCATGGAGAAGTGTCCACTATTTCCGTTACTATAACTGGCATGGAGGCGGAATATTGCATTAAATGCTGGGTCGAAAGTTTTGAAAGAATAGGAGTTCGTAAATGCACAAAGAAATGACAAACGATGAACTAAGGCAGGAGTTTGAGGATTGGAAAGATTGCGGAATGCGAGAAGCGTATAACATAGCTTTTGCAACAAACGCAGAATTTAAAAAATCGTTTCATAATAATTTAGACGACGAACTTGAGAGAGCTAGGCAATGGGGTTTTGAGTTAGCCTACCAAGCCTGCAACGCCAAGCGCCAAGAGGAAATGGCGCGGCTTAAGGCGTTGTTGCGGGAGTGTGAGATATTTGTTTACGATTGTAATTGCAGCAAAGAAAAGAGAGTAAAACTACATAAAAAACTTCAAGCAGCGGGGTACGGAAATGAGTGAGATTGATGCAGTGGCAGAAGCAATTTACCAACCGTGGATGGACGCGGATAAAGCAACCATGCGCAGAATAGCCAAGGATGCAATTCAAGCCTACAAATCAGCCAAAACACCCCGCACCATAAGCGCGTCATTCGATTACCAACGAGTCAAAGAATGGGCTTTAGACCCAAACCGCAAGGGTGCCGTGCTTTCATTTACCAGCGGCATAGAGCGCGATGTTGCGTATTTGATAGAGGATTTAGACTATACCAATTTCAAGAATCAATCGCGCACCATAAGCGCGGAAGAATTTGAAAGGTTTGCTAATGCAATACGTTTCATGCCAAATGTGTGGGAGAAAGACACAGAGAACACGGCAAAAGCAGCACTCAAAACCCTAGGAATTACGGTGAGGGAAGAATGATTGAAAACATCGCCTTAGTTGTGGTACTATCGCTCATGGCAACACTATTAGCGGTATCTATTTATGCAGAGGCGAAGTCTTAGGGAAGTATATATCGAGGACGAGCTTATCGGGTGGATAGCAAGGGTAGGTGCAGTACAGGGTGTATGGACGGAGTTTACACCAAGCGGCTGGATGCTAGCAAGGAATCACGGAATAGAACCAGAGTTTCAATCTGGAATTTACAAAACTAGGGGCATGGCGATACGAGAACTTCAACGGCAACACCAAACCTTAAGGATGGTAAAATGATTGAACTCGGCGTTATTGCATTATCTGGTATTTTAAACCGCTTCCGTGGCAACAACACAATTGCAAAGTGGTTGTGGTTCTTAATTATGATGTGGATTGCGGCCATGCTAGGCCATACGTGGTACTTCCTCATATGCTGGGCAACTATCCTAGCGGGCTATGCAGTACTGCCGTGGCAAGCAATGTTTAGCGCAATTAACGGTATGCCTCCATCTAGGCCAGACAACCAAATGCAAGATGTAGCCCTATACCTAACCAAGCTACTACCAACCATGCCTATTGCGTGCATGTGGCGCACCTTTGGCGTGATATACGGTGCCATTCGCTCCCTACCTGCGATTATGGGCGTGTTAATGCTTTATGGGTATACTAGCAACCCAAATGCGCTCTATGGCCTTCTTTTCGTATTTATGGGGGCAATCTATTACCTAAGCGGAAAGATATGCTATCGCTTCAACTGGCACAAACACGCCGTAGCGGGGGCAGAGGTCGTCATGGGTGCGCTTCTAGGGCTGTTTCTGGTAATGCAATGAGCGCAAACTTAACAGTCAAGCCTGTTTCTAGAATGGATACGCTGCCATTTATAATGGGTATTCACTATGCCAAAAGAATACCTTCAATATCTTATTCATACGGCTTGTTTGATAATGGTGAATTAATAGGGATTTGCACCTATGGCACACCTGCAAGCTCAACCCTTAGAATTGGAGTGTGTGGAGAGTCATTTTCGCCCCATGTTATAGAGCTTAATAGGCTTTGCCTGAAATATAATAGGAAAAATGAAGCGAGTTTTTTAGTATCTTCAACACTAAAGTTATTGCCGAAACCAAAAATAATAGTCAGCTTTGCCGATACAGAACAAAACCACACTGGCGTGGTGTATCAAGCATGTAACTTCCTTTACACTGGACTCAGCGCAAAAAGAACTAATTGGTGCATAAAAGGCAGAGAAAATCTACACGGACAAACTATAGCAGATGAGTTTAGGGGATGTGAAAACAGGTCTAAAGCAATGCGCGATAAATATGGAGATGATTTTTATCTAAAGCCGAGGTCTAGGAAGCACAGATATATATATGTTATAGGAAACAGGAAGTTTAAAAAAGATGCTGTTGGCAGCTTAAATTACAAAACAACAGATTATCCTAAGAAAAACCCCGCCTTTGACAGCGGGGTAAATGCATAACACGGTAGAAAATCCTAACCAAAGGAAAAGGTATTATGAGCACTATACAGCACGTTTGCTTAAAACTCAAGTGCATTTATTGCTATTCGTGGTTCAGTGTAACCATTAAAGAGGGCGTGGAAGTCAACGTGATTTGCTGTCACTGCCTAGCGAGTAATACTTTGAGAGCATTACCCACCAAGCAGCTAACAAGCTAGTTCCCATTATTCAGCAGCTTTAGACGCTGCAAGCTTTTCCAATAATTCGGTAAATACCGCTTTTACTTCATCGTCGCTGATTTTGTTTTCACCAAC